ATTGATGGTAGCCATAGCTAATTCGATATCTTCGAATTATGTCGTATCGAGTGGATTTGATCCAAGTGCTGATGCTTTCATAACGGCAGCGGGTATAACTGATCCAACTCAGCAGAATGCTATCAATGAATTAGTTTTAGATTTGAAGGCTGCTAGTATATGGACAAAGTTTAATGCTTTGTATCCTATTGTTGGTGGTACTGCTACTACTCACAAATTTAATCTTATTAATCCATTAGATACTGATGCGGCATTTAGACTATCATTTAGTACAGGTTGGACACACAGTTCAACAGGTGCTACACCCAACGGAGTTAATACTTACGCTAATACTTTTTTAACACCATCAACTACATTATCTCAAAATAATACACATTTATCTTACTATTCAAGAACAAATAGTAATGGTACTGAAGTTGAAGTAGGTGCTACAACTGCCGGTAATCCACCATTATCTATATTAGAAATTAGAACATCAGGAATTACTTACTTAAATTTATCTGCAAATGCTTATACAACTTATACTGATGCAAATTCACAAGGATTTTATAATGGTACAAGGACTGCAAGTAATGTAATTAAATTATTTAAGAATGGTTCTAATGTATCAAGTGGAACAACAGCATCTACAGGACAAGCTAACTCATCTTTAACTTTAGGGGCACAAAATAATGGAGGTTCAAGATTATATTATACAACTAAACAATGTGCCTTTGCAAGTATTGGAGATGGATTAACAGATACCGAGTCACAAGTATTTTATCAGATAGTAGAAAAGTATCAGGTAGCTTTAGGTCGTAACATTAATCCTACTCAGTCCTTTTATTATAATAGAAACTATAATAATGAGACTAACGCATTCTTATTTGCTACTCAGATAACTGATACTACTCAGCAGACTGCTGTGAACACATTGGTTAATGACTTCAAGAGTGCAGGTATATGGACAAAGATGAAAGCTGTATATCCTATAGTGGGAGGTACAGCAGCAACACACAAGTTTAATTTAGTTAATCCACAGGATACTAATGCAGCGTTTAGATTAGCATTTAGTACAGGCTGGACACATAGTTCCACCGGTATGACACCAAACGGAACAAGTGCGTATGCTAATACTAATTTAACTCCATCAACAGGATTTAGTTCAATAAATAATATACATTTTTCTTTTTACAACAGAACAAGTAATGCTTATTCAAATAGTCCGAATCATGGATTAATTCCTGCAACTACAACTGATAGAATGTATTTTTCAGACCAAAATCCTTATTATCAAGTTACAGGAACAGAAAGTACAACATATTGGATTACTTTTGCAAATACTGATAGAAAAGGTCATTACATTTCTACAAGAACTGCAAATAATTCAAGAAAAACATATAAAAATGGAACAGTTGCCGGAACTAATACTAATTCAGATACAGGAGGTATATTAAATTCATCATTAAATTTTTTAATTGGTGCGGCAAATGGTCCTTATATCGCATCTACTTATAGTAGTAATCAAATAGCATTTTCAACTTTAGGTGATGGATTAACTGACACAGAAGCAGCTAACTTTTACACAGCAGTTCAAGCATTCCAAACAACATTAGGTAGACAAGTTTAATAAATAATATAATTATGACACAGGGTAGAATAGTAACAAACGAACAAGCAGCAGACCTTCAAGGAGTATTCTTTGATGCTGACACATTCTTTAATTTTGTTCAGGACATTAATGATAAATGGTTCTTAATTCTGTCTGAACAGGATGAGATTGATATAGCTCCAACTCAGTATGCTTATTTACTTGAGTTACCTTTGGAGCCATACGAACCTAAACCATCACCACCATTTCCATGAACTATTTAATTGAAATAATAATTGGATGTGCTGTAACTTTGATTGGTTACTTTCTTAAAAGGACTATGGATCAGTTGGATAAGACAACAGCTCAGTGTTATAAGAATGAGAATAACATTAAAATTCTATCTAATACATTCGATCTAAAGCATGAGTCTTTGGGTAAGCAGATGGAGAAGTTGACTAATTCATTAGATAAGTTAACCGACAAGATTGATACTCTGCACGAAGCTGTGCACGAACTTAAATACAAATAATGGAACTTAAAGTAATCCGGAAGGAATTTACTTCAAAGACCACAATAGGTGAACTATATATCAACGATGTATTCTTTTGTTATACATTAGAAGATGTTGATCGTGGTCTTACTCAGGACATGAGTAAGAAGGACATCGAAGCAAAAAAAGTTTATGGCAAGACAGCTATACCTTATGGAAGGTATGAGATTATTATGTCTTGGTCTAATAAGTTTAAGTGTGTGATGCCATTGGTAAATGGGGTTGTGGGCTACACCGGAATTCGTATCCACAAAGGGAACTCCGAAGTCGACACTCTCGGTTGTCTATTGGTTGGTATGAAGAAGGGTGTTGATAAAATAACTAACAGCACACAAGCGTTTGATAGATTGTTTGTATTATTGCAAGAGGCTTGTGGCAAGGGTAAGGTTTGGATTACTTATGAAAAGTGATAGAAAAGTAAAACAAAAGATTATAGAGGAGTACTGCGAGAGACATCCATTGGTTGGAGATAGATCATTGGCGAGAATTATATATAATGACAATAAAACACAATTCAAAGACAAAGAGCAGGTTTATATGGCTGTAAGATATAAGAGAGGGCATATTGGCAAAGGACATCGAAAAAAAGTTTATAATAAATCTTTTATCAAGCCAAATCAAACTGAATCTAAATATAAAACATTACCGAAAAGTTATACTGAATATCCGGAGAAATGGTATCTACCAAAGGCATCAAAGAAAGTATTAGTATTATCTGACATTCATATTCCTTACCATGATGTTGAAGCCGTCCATGCTGCATTAGAGTATGGAAAGCAGCAGGGTATTGACACAATATATCTTAATGGTGATATTGCTGATTTCTACATGATTTCACAGCATCAAAAGGACGCAAGGTTTAGACCTACTCTTAAAGAGGAGTTGGAGATGTGCCATGATTTCTTTGCGTATTTAAGGCAAGAGTTTCCAAAGGCTACTATTTATTTTAAGCCGGGAAATCATGAACATCGATTGGAAAGATATTTAATACTTAAGGCACCTGAACTTTTGGGATGTGAAGAGTTTGAACTTGATATCCTTCTCAAGTTAAGAGAATACGATATTTTATACCTGAAGAGAAGAACTAAAACATACTTTGGACACCTGTTAGTAGAACACGGAGATCGCATGAAGGGCATGGGTGGAATCAATCCTGCCCGTACTTTGTTTACTAAATACAAGCGTCATGTTCTATGCGGACACTTCCACAGAAAGTCAGAGCATTTAGAAAAGATATACGATGACAAGGTTGTAAGCACATTCAGTACAGGCTGCCTTTGTGAGTTAGAGCCGGAATATTTTGAAGTGAACAACCATGCACACGGAATGGCCATAGTAGAGATGAGTGGCGATAACTTTAAGGTAAGAAACATTAGTATCGAAAATGGTAAAATCTACTAGTTTTGATAAATCCTTTCTATACACTTCGTTGCTACGGCAGGCATGAGATCCAAAACTATTACAAGGGTAAGGATAAGTTAGAGTTGTTGCATGATGGTTGGAAGAGGTTCAACTATTCCTTTGATATTAACTACGCTATTATTATTGATTACAAGGAGTATGTATTGTTTGATGGTCCTGATGATACCGGGACTAGATGTATAAAGGTTTCTTTTCAAGATTATACTTATGTCTATGCTGCCTATTCATTGGAGGCATTTGAGAAATGGTTAGAGGAAAATTACTTACCTTTGTACAATAATATAAATCACAATGAAGAAAATAAATCCTGATGCACTAGCAACCATATTAGGTTTGCTTGTTGCGATTGCCAATGCTTGGATAACCATTGATTGGGATACCTTTGAGTGGACGCCAAATAACTGCATGAAAATCGGAATTTCAGCGATTATCGCTATGGGTGGTTACATGACAACAATTAAAACAACTAAAAAATGAATCTACTAAAACCTGAAAGTTTTGAGGATGTGTCCATAGACTTGGATGCTCCATCAACAATTGAGCAACACAAGGGTGAAAAGGCTAAGGATTTCTTCTGCGATCATTGGGAGAATGGAAGAAAGGCTTTGGTATTGGCTCATGACATGGTAAAGAATCCTATCGTTAAGTTAATTATTAAATGCTGTATGTTCTTAGGAGATGGCATTAATGAGAGGATTTGTTCTGAAAATTAAACTATATTTGTAAAAAATTAAATCAAATGGAAAAAGTAACACAGGAAGAATTAAAAAAAATCCAAAGCATGAACGCTGATTTTAATAAGGCTAAGATGGCTTTGGGGGACATTGAACTGCAAAAGCAGGGGATTATAGAAAGCATCAATATGATGCGTGCTGAGTTCTCAGAGCATGAGAAGATGCTCATTGAGAAGTATGGTAAGGATGCAGTTATCAATGTTCAAACAGGAGAAGTAACTAAAAAACAAAAATAAAATGACACCGGGAAAGTTCATTGGTATGCTATTTCAGTCTAGAGATATGATGCACATTGCTCATCTTCAGACCACATCATTTGCTGAACATAAGGCCTTGAATGGATACTATGACGGCATCTTAGACCTCACTGACAAGTTTAGTGAGGTTTACTTTGGAAGATTCAAAAGAGTTGAGATTATTATTCCTGAGTCTAAGATCATGTCTTCGGTTGAGCATTTGAAAGAAATGCAGCAGACTATTGACTCCGAGAGAAATAATTATCCATCCGAGATTCAGAATATCATGGATGAGATGTTAGGATTGATTAACAAAACATTGTATTTATTAACATTAGTATAAGATGGCAAAGATTAGTACCTACTCATTTCCTGCAACTCCTTCGGCTAGTGACTATGTCATTGGCACGGATACAAATGATTCGTTAGCTACCAAGAACTTTATGATATCTGATATCATAGCTCTTGCGGGTAGCACCTATGTTCCTTATACGGGAGCAACGCAGGATGTTGATCTTGGAGGTTTCAGTCTTTATACAACTAGTTTGTATATGAATGGTGGTTCATTCTATGACGGCAACGGACTTCCGGGTTCATCAGGTCAGGTGCTAACTAGTCAGGGACCGGGTGTATCTCCTTTGTGGGACAATATTAGTTCGTTACTTCCTGCAAATAAATATGGATATTTCTATGACACAACTACTCAGACCTGTGCTTCAGGTGGTATAGCTGCTATGAAATATAATACTCCTGTTCAAACTAATGGAGTTACTATTGTTAATAATGGAAGCGGATTCCCAACTAGAATTACATTTGCATACGATGGTGTTTATAACATTCAGTTTTCTGCTCAGCTTTATAGAACATCCGGTGGATCTCCAAAGCAGGTAACTATTTGGCTTAGGAAGAACGGTACTGATGTTGCTGATTCAGCAACGCACATAAGCGTTCAAGCTAATGCAAATTATCTATTAGCATCTTGGAATTTCTTTGAAGCATTTAATGCGGGACAATACGCTGAGATTATGTGGAGTCAGGATGATGCTATAGATATTGCATATGCAGGTCCTGATGTTGTTATACCTCATCCTGCTGTTCCGTCAGTTATTCTAACAGTTAGTAAAATTTCTTAATGGACATCAGGAAGATATCTGTAGGTCCTGATTATAAAGGTGGAGCAATGCACTATGTGGTAGGTCAAAAGGTTCTTGGAGAATCTAATGAGATACACCTTATAAAGTTAGATCCTGAGAAGATGTCTGTTAAAATATATGTCATAAACGATAAACAAGAGGTTTGTCTTTGGAAGGAGTTCAACTCAAATATGCCAACTTCAATTGAATATAATATAAGTTTTTAGATGAAATCTCCATTCTATTTCATAGCATCGCCTGTGAATGGAAGAAGATACGACAACACGAGAAAGATAGGTGGGATAGATTTAATAGTGAGCACATCGGAAGAGGATCATAAGTTCTCTAACAGATATGCTAAAGTCGTTGAAACTCCATTGGGTTACACAGGTTCGATATCTCCGGGTGATACACTTCTTGTTCACCACAACGCATTCAAGTTTTATAACGACATGAAGGGGAGGCAGAAGAGTGGTAAAAGTTTTTTTAGAGATGATATATTTTTTATTGAGAACGATCAATTCTTCTTATATAAGAAGGGTGATAAATGGTATTCGCACGATAGGTTTTGTTTTGTTAAACCTATTGCGGCAACTGAATCTTATATAAAGAAACCATTTTCAGAGGAGCCGTTGACAGGTATAATGATGTATCCCAACGACTACCTTATTTCAAGGGGAGTAAATAGTGGGGACATGGTTTGCTTTTCTCCTGACAGCGAGTATGAGTTCACTGTGGATGGAGAGAAGTTATATAGGATGTATGACCATCAGATAACAATTAAATTAAATGACTAGTAAAGAAATCAAATTAAGAATTATTTCAGCAGGACATAGAGCTGTGGAGCAACTGATAAAGGTTGCGGAGGAAGAAATTATAAAGCCTGATCCTGAGGATGAGCTTGCTGCCGACAGACTAAAGAATGCTGCGGCTACAAAGAAGTTGGCTATATTCGATGCCTTTGAGATACTAAGCAGAATAGAATCTGAGAAGGAAAGTTTAGAGGCTATTGACAGAGGAGCAAACAAGGTAGATACAAAACAAGGCTTTGCAGAAAGAAGATCAAAATAGTTTATTGTATAGGGTTGTAAAGGACCATATACCACAGAGTGTTGTTGGAAACAAGAACAGGTCCAAGTCTTGGGGTTATGGCTACAACAAGCAGTATGACATTGTTGTTATTTCAAAGATAGGTCAGATAGGTGACATCATAAATATATCAGGATTAAACATTGCGCTTCCTCCTGCGCCAAGGGTTTGCTACAGCAGAAGTAATTCTAAGGCTGAGCAGTATTGGGAGAGAAGGGATCTACCTAAAGAGTTAGATAAGATTCAGTCTATCTTCCAATGGAATGAGAAGCCAACAGAGTTTAAGAGTAAGTGGGTTGATTATATCGAGCAGGAGTTTGATTACAGGGAGAATGGTTTTTGGTTTTACAATAATGGTAAGCCATGCTACATAACAGGATCGCATTATATGTATCTGCAATGGGCGAGTATAGATATAGGTTATCCTGATTTTCGGGAAGCTAACAGAATATATTGGTTGTTTTGGGAGGCGTGTAAGGCTGACGATAGATCCTTTGGTATGATATACCTAAAGATTAGGCGTTCCGGATTTTCATTTATGTCTTCAACAGAATGTGTAAACATTGGAACACTTGCTAAAAATGCAAGGGTTGGTATACTATCTAAGACGGGTGCTGACGCTAAGAAGATGTTTACTGATAAAGTTGTTCCAATTAATAACAGGTTGCCATTCTTTTTCAAGCCTATCATGGATGGTATGGACAAGCCAAAGACTGAGTTAGCGTTCCGGGTTCCTGCCTCTAAGATTACAAAGAAGAATATGTACGACAATAGTGAGGAGTACATAGAAGGGTTGGACACCACAATAGATTGGAAGAACACGGAGGAGAACAGTTATGATGGTGAGAAGTTAGCTTTCTTAGCTCATGACGAGAGTGGTAAGTGGATCAAGCCAAATAATATATTAAACAATTGGAGGGTAACTAAGACCTGCTTGAGGTTGGGTAGCAAGATAATTGGTAAGTGTATGATGGGTTCAACATCCAATGCACTGAGCAAGGGTGGTGATAACTTCAAGAAGCTGTACGAGGATTCAAGTGTTGCTACAAGAAATGCAAATGGTCAGACCAAGAGTGGACTATATGCACTATTCATTCCAATGGAATGGAACATGGAAGGGTTTATTGACAGGTACGGTATGCCCGTGTTTAGAAAGCCTGAGCAATCTGTTGTTGGCGTAGATGGTAACTATATTACTAATGGTGCCATAGACTATTGGGAGGCTGAGGTTGATTCACTAAAGAATGATGCTGACGCATTGAATGAATTTTATCGTCAGTTTCCAAGAACTGAGAGCCATGCCTTTAGGGACGAGAGTAAGCAGGCTATATTTAATCTTACTAAAATTTATCAACAAATTGACTACAACGATTCAATGATAAAGGAGCACTATGTGACAAGGGGATCGTTTCATTGGAAGGATGGTATCAAGGACACAAAGGTTGTGTTCACTCCTGACAACAGGGGTAGATTCTTGATTAGTTGGACACCGCCAAGGCACCTGCAAAATAATGTGCATGAGAGGGGAGGAATCAAGTATCCGGGTAACGAGCACATAGGGTCGTTTGGTTGTGACTCTTATGATATATCCGCTGTTGTTGGGGGAAGAGGATCGAATGGTTCTCTTCATGGAATGACCAAGTTCCATATGGATGATGCTCCTACAAATGAATTTTTTTTGGAATACATTGCCCGGCCTCAAACGGCTGAGATATTCTTTGAGGAGGTACTGATGGCTTGCGTATTTTATGGTATGCCAATACTCATAGAGAACAACAAGCCAAGGTTACTATATCATTTTAAGAATAGAGGATACAGAGCATTCTGTATGAATAGACCTGACAAGCAATATAATAAGCTATCAAAGACCGAGAGAGAATTGGGAGGTATACCTAATACTTCTGAGGATGTGAGACAGGCTCATGCTGCGGCAATAGAGAGTTACATTGAGAAGTACATAGGATTGGACTTGGCAGCCACATATAGAGATCCTGAGCTTATGGGATCGATGCCATTCACAAGAACATTAGAGGATTGGGCTAAGTTTGATATCAATGACAGGACTAGGTTCGATGCCTGTATTAGTTCAGGACTAGCCATTATGGCTAACCAAAAGCACATTTATATGCCTGAGAAAAAAGAATCAAAAATAAGTATTACCTTTGCTAGGTATCGTAATGATGGTACATCAAGTCAATTGATTAAATGAAGGACATATTAATAGATATTACATCTACAACATTTCCAAGTCAGACAGCGTCTGACGCAGATAAAGCATCAGAGCAATATGGCTTACAGGTTGGTCAAGCTATTCAATACGAATGGTTTCGAAAGGATGGCACATCGTGCAGGTACTATAGTAGATGGAGAGATTTCCATAGATTAAGATTATATGCAAGAGGTGAACAGTCTGTTCAGAAATATAAGAATGAGTTGGCTATTGATGGAGACCTATCTTATTTGAATTTAGATTGGACACCTGTTCCTATTCTTCCAAAATTTGTTGACATTGTTGTTAATGGAATGTCTGATAGATTATTTAAGGTTAAGGCGTATGCTCAGGATGCTATGTCTCAATCTAAAAGAAACAAGTATCAGGACATGGTTGAGACTCAGATGGCGGGTAAGGAATTGTTATCTCAGATTCAACAACTGACAGGAGCTAATCCATTTGTTATGGATCCTGATAAGTTGCCTGAGAATGATGAGGAGCTTTCTTTATTTATGCAGCTTAATTATAAGCCTGCTATTGAGATTGCTGAGGAGACTGCTATCAATACAATATTTGACGAGAACCATTATCAGGACACAAGAAAGAGATTAGATTATGACATCACGACTATAGGGATTGGTATTGCAAAGCATGAGTTTCTGATGGGTGAGGGTGTTAAAATATCCTATGTTGATCCGGCTAATGTGGTTTACAGCTACACAGAGGATCCGTACTTTAAGGATTGTTTCTATTGGGGTGAGATTAAGACATTGCCATTAACAGAATTATTAAAGATTGATCCTAGTCTTACTAAAGAAGATTTGGACGAGATATCCAAATATAGTCAGGGTTGGTACGATTACTATAATGTCGCAAGATTTTATGAGAACAGTGTATTCTTTAGAGATACCTGCACTCTAATGTATTTTAATTATAAGACCACCAAGAAGATGGTCTATAAGAAAAAGATATTAGAGGGTGGCGGCAGTAGGGTTATAGAGAAGGATGACACATTTAATCCTCCCGTTGAGATGATGGAGGAGGGTAAGTTTGAGAAGATGGAGAAGACCATTGATGTTTGGTATGAAGGCGTCATGGTCATGGGGACAAATATATTACTTAAGTGGGAGCTTTCAGAGAACATGGTAAGACCAAAGTCTGCATCTCAACACGCTATACCTAACTATGTAGCCTGTGCTCCAAGAATGTATAAGGGTGTGATTGAATCGTTGGTTAGAAGGATGATACCATTCGCTGACCTGATTCAAATTACACATTTGAAATTACAGCAGGTTATTGCTAGAACAGTTCCTGATGGTGTCTTCATTGACGCTGATGGGTTGAATGAGGTTGACTTGGGTACGGGTGCGGCTTACAATCCGGAGGATGCTCTTCGTTTATATTTCCAAACAGGTAGTGTTATTGGTAGAAGCTATACTCAGGATGGAGAGTTTAATAATGCAAGGGTTCCTATTCAGCAGCTTACCTCCAACTCAGGTGCTTCAAAGACACAGATGTTGATTGCTAACTACAATCATTACTTGGATATGATTCGGGCTGTGACCGGGCTTAATGAGGCAAGGGATGGTTCAACTCCTGATCCTAACTCATTAGTTGGTTTACAGAAGCTAGCTGCATTGAATTCCAATACCGCAACAAGGCACATACTTGAGGCAGGACTATTTGTTTATAGGACACTATCTGAGGCATTAACATATAGGATAGCTGATATATTGGAGTACGCTGACTTCAAGGAAGACTTCGCCAATAAGATTGGTAAATACAATGTGTCTATATTAGATGATATATCTGATCTTTATATTTATGACTTCGGTATATTTATAGAGGTTGCTCCTGATGAGGAACAGAGGTCTCAACTTGAAGCCAATATACAGATGGCATTATCTAAGGGAGATATTAACTTGGAGGACGCTATTGATATTAGAGAATTAAGAAATCTTAAGTTAGCTAATCAGCTACTTAAATTAAAGCGTGTTAAGAAGCAGGATCGTGAAGAGAAGATGGAGATGCAGAAGCAGGCTATGGTTTCTCAACAGCAGATGCAATCACAGCAGTTTGCAGCTCAGGCAGCAATGCAGAAGATGCAGATGGAGACAGAGTCAAAGATTCGTATCAAGCAGGCTGAGGTAGCATTTGATATGGAGAAGATGAAGGCTGAGGCTGAACTTAAATCTAGACTTATGGCTGAGGAGTTTAGCTACACATTAAAGGTTAGTCAGCTATCTAGTATGAGTTTGTCTGAAAGAGAGAAGCAAAGAGAGCAAGCTAAAGCAAAAAGAATTAGTCAGCAGAATAGTGAGCAATCAAAGCTCATAGATCAAAGAAAGAATAATCTACCTCCTGTAGATTTTGAATCCAACGAAGATAGCTTGGATGGCTTTGATTTGGCTGAGTTTTCTCCTAGATAAATTGTATTAAAAAAATTCATAACTTTGTTGAAAATTAAATTAAATGGAAATTAAAGTAAGAGCATTGGACAGTATTGAACCAAAGAGTGTTCAAGAAGTCGAAAAGGAACTTTTAGAAAAGCACGAACAGGAAGTTAATGGTGAGACCAAAACTCCCAACAGTGTTGAGAATAATACGGTTGTCACAGAAAATGAGACACCTGAGTTAAAAGAAGAGGATGTTCTTTCATATATTGGTAAGAGATACAATAAGCAAATCAATTCATTTGATGAGCTTATGGCTGAGCGTAGTCAGGAACAATTACCTGAAGATGTCTCTGCTTTCTTAAAATACAAAAAAGAAACAGGAAGAGGATTTGAGGATTTCCTAAAACTTAAAAAGGATTATGACTCAATGGACTCTGACGAAATTCTTAAAGAATATCTTTCCGCAACCCAAGAGGGACTTGATGAGGAAGATATTAAATCTTTAATGGAGGACTATCATTATGATAATGATTTGGATGACGAGTCTAAAATTAAAAGAGTTAAGATAGCTAAAAAGAAAGCTGTTGCAGAGGCGAAGAAATTCTTCAACTCTCAGAAGGAAAAATATAAACTACCCCTTGAGTCAAGTCCGGTAGGTATTTCCGATCAGGAGAAGAAAGAGTTTGAGTCGTACAAGCAATATATAGCTAGTGCTAAAACTTTGGAAGAGGAGGCGAATCGTAAGCGTCAGTGGTTCGATAAGAAGACTGACGAAGTCTTTGGTAAGGAGTTCAAAGGTTTTGAGTTCGGTATCAATGATAAAAAAATTACATTCAATCCCGGAGATGCGGCAGAATTAAAAAAGGTTCAATCAACTCCTGCAAACTTTATCAATAAGTTTTTGGATGAGAATGGTCTTATTAAGGATGCTGTTGGATACCATAAGTCTTTGGCAGTGGCAATGAATCCTGAGAAGTTTGCTAAGTTCTTTTATGAACAAGGACTTGCAGATGCAACCGACAATGTTATGCGTAAGACGAAAAACATTAATATGTCTGAGCGTAGAGCACCGGAGGTTACTAAGACTCAGGATGGCCTACAGGTGAGAGCGGTCAACCCTGATTCCGGAAGGAATCTAAAGATCCGTAGTGCAAAAAAAATATAAAACAAAAAAACTAAAAACAAAAAATCATGGCAGGTAATTTATTAAGTTCACCCACATTTGCTTTGCAACCTGCGGCTGAACAAGTTGCGTTACAAACCAACTACATCACAAACTTCAACTTCTTGAATCAGTATCTTCCTGATACTTATGAGAAAGAATTTGAGCGTTACGGAAACCGTACCGTATCTTCTTTCCTTCGTATGGTAGGAGCTGAGATGCCTTCTAACTCTGACCAAATTAAGTGGGCAGAACAAGGTCGTCTTCATATTAAATATACTAGTGTAGGTACTGCTGCTGTTGCTACCAACCCTACAGCTACATTTAGGATAAATGATACAGGAGTTACTTCTACAGCTATTCGTATTGGTCAGACTGTTATGCTTCAAAGAAATAGTGGTGCATCTCAAGGTGTTTTCAATAAAGCTATTGTAACAGGAGTTTCAACTCCTACAGGAGGTCCTTATGAATTTACAGTTGCTTTTTATGAAGCAGGTGGACTTGCTGCTTCAGGAACAGGTGTTGGTAACGCTGACTTTACTGTATTCATCTACGGTTCTGAATTCAAGAAAGGATCTTTCGGTATGACAGGTTCATTAGAAGCTGAAGATTCAATCTTCTCTAACAACCCAATTATCTTAAAAGACAAGTACGCTGTTAACGGTTCTGACATGGCTCAGATTGGATGGGTAGAAGTAACTACTGAGAATGGTGCTACCGGATACCTTTGGTATTTGAAGAGTGAGCACGAGACTCGTCTTCGTTTCGAAGATTATCTTGAGACAGCAATGATTGAAGCTGTTCCTGCTGCTGCGGGTTCAGGTGCTGCTACAAATGGTTACATTGGATCTGAAGGTGTATTCTATGTTGTTAACAACCGTGGTAATGTGTGGGGTGCAGGTACTCCAACTACTCTTGCTGATTGGGATACTATCGTTTCTCGTTTGGACAAGCAGGGTGCTATCGAAGAAAATGTGGTTTTCGTAAACCGTGGTCTTTCTTTCGATATCGACAATATGCTTGCTACACTGAACGGTTACAATGGTGGTACTGCTGCTCAGGGAGCTTCTTACGGTCTGTTTGACAATGACATCAACATGGCATTGAACTTAGGTTTCAGCGGATTCCGTCGTGGATATGACTTCTACAAGTCTGATTGGAAATATCTGAACGATCCTACAATGCGTGGTGGTCTTAATACCAATGCTGCTACCGCTACAGGTACTATCACAGGTCTTCTTGTTCCTGCCGGATCTACTTCAGTTTACGATCAAATCATGGGTAAGAACGCTAAGCGTCCATTCCTCCATGTTCGTTACCGTGCTACTGAAGCTGAAGATCGTCGTTACAAGACTTGGATCACAGGTTCTGCGGGTGGTGCTACTACAAGCGACCTCGATGCAATGGAAGTTAACTTCCTTTCTGAGCGTTGTGTTTGTACTTTAGGTGCTAACAACTTCGTATTATTCAGATTAGGATAATAAACTAATAATTGGGAGGCACCTTAAAAGGTGTCTCCCTTATTTATAAATCAAATCAAATAAAATAAAATATGTCACAAAAAACAGTTCCCGTAGACAAGGTCTACAAATTAAAAAGTGGTACTCCACTTTCCTACACACTAGCTTCTAGAAATCAGGCTCGATTCCCACTGATGTGGTACGATGAAAAGAATAATGTTAATCGTGCACTACGGTATGCGGTTAATCAGAAGTCTCCATTTGAGGATGAGCAGGATGGAAACGCCATACTTGAACCGATTGTGTTTGAGGATGGATTCTTAAGAGTTCCAAAAACTAATCCTGTACTACAACAATTCCTTCATTATCATCCATTCAATGGTATTCTATTTGCAGAGGTTGATAAAGAGAAGGAAGCATCTGATGAGGTTTATGAACTAAATTTAGAAGTTGATGCTTTGGTTGAAGCCCGTCAGTTAAGTGTAGAACAAATTGAGACATTAACCCGTGTATTGTTTGGTAAGGATCCATCAATGATATCAACGGCTGAGCTTAAGCGTGATTTGTTGATATATGCTAAGCAGGATCCCAAAGGATTCTTAAATACACTAAACGATCCTGAGCTTAGATTCCAATCAAAGATTTATACTTTCTTTGAGAAAAAATTATTAATTTTGAAAAACAATGATAGGGAGATTTGGTTTAATACCAACTCCAATAAGAAGAAGATGTGCTCTATTCCATTTGGAGTTAATCCGGCTGACATGGCCTATGATTTTCTAAAGAGTGACGAGGGCATAGATTCATTAAAGATGTTAGAAAGCAGTTTACAATAGTGGTTTGTTTATTGTTGGTTTGTAAAGAGGGTGCTTAATGTGCCCTCTTTTTTTGTATATTTGTAGAATGATAAACTCAGTAAGGAATACAGTCTTGTCTGTTTTGAACAAGAATAACTACGGATATATATCACCATCAGATTTTAACTTGTATGCTCTTCAGGCGCAAATGGAATTATTTGAAGAGTATTTCAGTAGTTATAACAAAGCTCTTAATATGGAGAATGCCCGTATGTCGGGAACTGATTATGCTAACATAGCACGAACATTGGCTGAGGCTTTAGAATTATTCATTGTTTCAGATTTATTACATCCTGCTCCAACAGCATCGGGTAACATTACAAACAGATATTATATTCCATCACTTACTACTACAGGTAACGAGGCGTACATGATAAATGATGTTATCTGTTATACTAATATGATTGCGATAGGATCTACAACAGGGGTTTCATCATTTAATCTTGTTGATGCCACAGCATCATTTAGTACTTCAATAATAAAGCCCGGTGATATAGTTGTGAATATATCCACTAATCAAAGCACAACTGTTCAGGCTGTTCAAACACCAACAACATTGTCACTTAATGATGATATATTTACAGCTCCGGGTGAGGACTACAGAATTTATTCCGCTTCAGTTTATTCGGATGCTGAGAAGGTTTCTAATGGTAAGATAAGTATGCTTAATGCTTCATTGCTTACAACACCAACATTAAACTTTCCTGCTTATGTTCAGAATGATGGATACATGACTCTTTATCCTTCTACGATAGCAGGGTATGGTATGGTTAAATCTAATTACTTTAGATATCCAAAGGCACCAAAGTGGACATATGTTTCATTATTAAATGGTGAGCCATCATTCGATCAGTCTCAGTTAGACTATCAGGATTTTGAATTACCACTTGAGGATGAATATAAACTATGTGTTAAAATACTTCAGTATTGTGGTATATCTATCCGTGAGGCTGAGGTTCAAGCATTTGCTACAGCTCAGGAACAACACGAACAACCATCATTCAGTCAACAAATATAAAAGACAATGGCGTATATATCACAATATGAATACTACGAGAACAATGGTAATTCACCTGTTGATGCCAATTGGGGATCGTATCAGTATGTTAGTTTGAAAGATATCGTAACAAACTTTATGTTGATGTATTCAGGAAACCATTCATTGATTAACAATGAGGAGAGGTATAAGATTCTGTTCCATGCTAAGCGTGCTATTCAGGAATTAAATTACGATGCGTTCAAAGAAATTAAAGTGTTGGAGTTAAGTGTATGTGATTCGTTAAGATTTATTCTACCATCTGATTATGTTAATTGGGTTAGGATATCACTTTATAAGGATGGATGGTTAAGGCCATTGAGCGAGAACATTCAGACACTATCATCTAGAGCATACCTTCAAGATCAGAACTGTAATATTCTTTTCGATCAGAACGGAAATGTATTAGAACCTCAGAACTCTACAATAGATTATGATCGTCTTCATAATACAAAGAAGAGTTTGTATCTAAATGATAACCATCAATTCAATGGTCAGTGGGGTTGGTATATAGATGGTCAGTGGTACTTTGATTACGGAATTGGAGGAGCTTATGGTCTTAATACTGAGACAGCAAACTTTAATCCTACATTCAATGTTGATAAGAAGGCGGGTGTTATAAACTTTGATTCTTCAATGGCCGGAGAACTTTGTATATTAGAATATGTTTCTGATGGCATGGAGAATGGAGATGACTCATTGGTTAGTGTTAACAAGTTATTTGAAAAGTATATTTACGCTTACATTACATACGAGATATTGAATGCTAAACTTGGCGTTCAAGAATATATTGTTAGTCGTGCTAGAAAAGAAAAGAGTGCTCTATTAAGAAATGCAAAGATTAGAATGAGTAACATCCATCCCGGCAGACTACTTATGAATCTAAGGGGTATGGATAAGATGATAAAATAAAATGACAAATCTAACTAGAACCTTTGTTAAGGGGAGAATGAACAAGGTTGTTGATGAACGCCTTGTACCCAATGGAGAATATATTGATGCCATGAATGTTCGCATGGGATCTACAGAGCAGTCAGAGATTGGTGTTATTGAAAACTCTAAAGGAAACCTTGCCTTAACTACGCTATCATTTAATGGTGACAATCTTAGTTCGGATGCTAGATGTATTGGTGCAATAGAGGATAGTGCAAGAGAAACAATATATTGGTTTGTACATGATCCTAATTTTACACCATCAAATACTACTAAGATTGATATGATTGTGTCGTTTAATACATTGACAAATGTATTGACATATCATGTGATAAGCACGGATGATGGAACCAACTTTGCCACTACTCTTAATTTTAATCCTCAGTATTTAATTACAGGAGTTGATATAATTGGTGATTTATTATTCTTTACTGACGATTACAATCAGCCAAGATTTATAAACATAAAAAGAAACTATCCTGCTCCTGTTGGTTATATAGATCAGTTTAGTGCTGAATCAATATTGGTTATTAAGAAGCCACCTATCGAATCGCCTGCGGTTGTTCCAACTCAGACGACAGGACAGGAGAACTATATGGACACAAGGTTCATATCGTTTGCTTACAGATACAGATACGCAGATGGTGAGTATAGTGCCACATCTCAATGGTCTGACATATCATTTATTCCCGGACCATTTAACTTCAGTCCTGACAGCTACCTTAATTCAGGGATGGAGAATACCTGCAACTCTGCTCAGGTTACATACAACTCAGGCGGTCCGTTGGTCGTTGGTATTGATTTGCTATTTAAGCAGGCTGATAACAACATTATAAAGATTATTGAGAAGTTAGATAAATCTAACTTAGGGTTGGTAGATAATACGAACTATACTTACACCTTCATAAATAGTAAAATATTTACAGTTCTTCCTGAGTCTGAACTATTGAGATTATATGACAATGTACCAAGACTAGCTAAGGCTCAGACCATAATGGGTAACAGGTTGATGTATGGTAACTATGTTGAAGGGTATGATCTTATTGATAAGGATGGTAGTCCATTGAAATTAGAGTACTATACTGACCTGATATCTGAACCAATTGGTATTGAGTCTGTATATAAATATTTTACTGCGGCTGATTATACGGTAGATGGTTTGGTTAATGTGCCTGACTCTGTATTAAACTTTGATTTAGCAGGTATAGCTTTGGTTCAGGGCAGCTCTCTTAATATTAGTTTTACTTTTGAGCATAATTCATTTTCAGGAACAGCCCCATTTCCTACACAAGTTACACAGGATGTAAGTGTTTTGTTTTCTATATTCCTTCAGAACACCTATGCTGATGCTTATTCATTGGCTACAAGTTCTGAGTTTCAGGATGTCATTGGTACTATTGCAAATATAAAACCTGTCTATTCACCAATACCGGGAGCTGACACATCATGTGATGGTTTCAAATTAACGGATAGGGTAAACTGTCTTATACCAAATGACCTTACTACTCCAAATATTCCGGGACTTGTAATAAAATACGAGAGTGGTGTATTGGCATTGAACCAACCAATATCTATATTGGCTGCTCCTGCAAGTACAACGATAGGACTTCAGTTGGTTGCCATGAAATTTGTGGATGATGTAACGACTCCTACTCAAAGTGTATTTGAATACTATAAGTTTAAGTCTGCTACTGTATCCTTTCAGAAGGTAGCCACTCCACGGAGTTTGCATAGTAATCGGGGATATGAGATTGGTATTGTTTACATGGATGAGTTTAACAGGGCAACTACTGCTTTGGTTAGTCCAAACAATACTGAGTATGTACCATGTTCTTATTCAGGTAATCAGAACTCTATTCAGGTCACTATACCACCATCGCAGATTGCTCCCGCTTGGGCTAAGAGATACAAGTTTGTTTGTAAAGCTGACCTAGCAGGATACGATACTATTTATAGTGATTTTTATTTTAAGGATCCAAATACAAATGATACATATTTCTTGTTAGAAGGAGAGAATA